AAACGAGATCACCGGACCCATGCGCAGCACCGCACCACTGCCGATGGACTGGTGGCACCTCGCCGAAGAGTTCGAAAACGAACCAGCACTAAACGCGGCGTTCATCACAGACAAGACCCAAGAAGTCCTCGAGCGCGCCCTGGCCATCGACACCGCAACGAGCGAACAGTGGAGCTGCCAGATCATCATGGACATCCTGCACGAAAGCACAGTCGGAAGACTGATGCCGGCGTACAGCGTCCCCGGCATCAAAACCTTCTAGGAGCACAAACCATGTGGGGACCAATACTTGGCTTCCTGGGCGGCGTAGCGAGTGGCGCCATGGGCCACTCTGCCCAAGCAACAGCCAACAAGACGAACATCAAGCTGCAACGCCGGCAGCTAAAATGGGAAGAACGCATGTCCAACACCGCGTACCAACGCGCGGTCGCAGACATGAAAGCGGCGGGACTCAATCCCATGCTCGCCTACAGCCAAGGAGGTGCAAGCACACCAAGCGTAGCGGCCGCCCAGGTCAATCCCGAAGATGCCTGGGCAACAGCCGCTGGAGACCTCAGCCAGAAAGCCCTACTCGCACTACAGGCCAAACAGATGCAAGCGAACATCGACCTCACCAGCAACAGCGCAGCAAAGGCCGCCGCAGAAGCAAGGGAATCCAACGTCTCGGCCGACATCGCAGAAGCCGGATCGGCCACGCGAATCCGCAACGCCGAGACAATGGCCAATCAAGAGATGTACGAGCAGTTCGAACGCATCAACAACCTGGTCGACCAAGGAAGTCTCACAAGAGCACAAGCCGTGCAGATCCGACAGCTACTGCCAAGCATCCTCAAGGAAGCGGCCGCGCGCGCCGAAGTCACCGAAGCCGGCGTACCAAGCGCGCAGGCCGAAGAAAAACTCTGGCGAGAACTGGAGAAAATGCACATCGACGAAATCGGAAAACTGGCTCCGCCAGTTGTCAAGTTCATAGAGTCAGCCATAAAGATGTTTCTACTGAGAGGACGAAAGCAATGATCAACATGAAAGAAAAACGCGCGAAAGCCCGTTACCGCAACACCGACCCAACGATGACGGATCAATCCGCCGTGGCCAGCACGGACCTTCACGTCATCATCAACCAGTTCCTCAAAACCGGGCAGAGCGCCAGCAAAGGCATCCCCCGATACGGGGACTTCACCCAACTCCCGGACAACCTCCGGGATGCCATCGAGCAAGCCAGAAGCGTGAAGCGCATCCGGCACAACCTGCCACCGCAACTCCAAAACCTCACGACCGAAGAACTCCTCGCCTTGACGCCCGAGGACATCGCACGCAGACTCACACCACCGCCAGCACCAACGCCAGCGGACAACAAGGAGAGTAAGTGAACATCTACGCCATCCGAGACCGGCTCCTGAACTACTACCAGGCGCCCTTCGCAGCACACACCGACCAGGACGTCCTCCACGCCCTGACGGTCCGCATCAACACCGACCAAGGGAGACATGACCTTGTCCAAAAAGCGCCCCACCACTTCGAGATCTGGAAGCTCGGCAGCGTCCAAGAAGACGGCCACCTCATCGGCCGGCCGGAATTCCTCGCCGATCTCTCCACCCTCATCCGAGCTACACCTGGACGGAAATCCGCCCGACCAGGAGAAGAGCAGGTACTTGAAGCTCAGATCCGAAGCCGTCACCAGGCTTACGCAGCTGCTCTCCAAACCGCTGCCGACAAACGCCCTGCTCCGGAGCCGCCACAAGCAGAAGATCGCCAAGGAACGACGGCAACTGGCGAGCCTCGACCAACTGCTGGGCTAGGCAACAACTGACCCCAACAGAGAGTATGGAGGGGACCATCTGAATCTAGTAGCAGATGGCCCCAACCACCCCCAACGGGTGGTATAAGGGGTCCGGAGACGGACCCCTTTACTTTACGGAGGATTTATGCGCCGACGCCCATTGAAAGCACGCAAGCACGCCAAGAGCTTCCACAGAAGCCAGAAACGCCGGAAGGCGATCAACACACCAGGCAGCCTGTCTCGAGGCGGCATCAGACTCTGAATGCCGTGCAAGAAACCCAATCCGGCGTGGAGGCCCGCACTAGGCGGGCCTCTTCTATTTCGACCGCCAACAAACGGACACGCCTACACCAAAATGGAAGTGCCTTGCGGCACATGCCTGCTCTGCAGAGAAGAGCAAGCAAGACAAACCGCCGTGCGAATCCACCACGAATCACAAGCCTACGCAGACAACAGCTTCATCACACTCAGCTACGCCGACGAGCACCTGCCACCATACGGAAGCCTCAACTATGACCACATGGACGAATTCTGGAACCGCTTACGCGCAACGGTTCGCAGAAGAAGCAAGAAGGATCGAACAGTCCTGCCTCGCGTGCGCTACTACTACGTCGGAGAATATGGAGACCGCACGCTTAGACCTCACTATCATGCATGCGTCTTCGGTCACGCGTTCCTCAGTGAACGCATCATTCTCAGAACTACACCAACGCTCTTATGGACAAGCCCTGACCTGGTCGAAGCCTGGGGAAGAGGACACGTCGCCATCGGCGACCTGAATTTCGCAAGTGCGCGCTACACCGCGCAATACATCTGCAAGAAGCTGCGCGCGAGACAGAAATACGTCCGAGTGGACCACGCCACCGGAGAATTGCTCGACCTGGTACAGCCACGAGCATTCATGAGCAAGAACCTCGGAAAAGAGTGGTGGACCAAATGGCACCAACAGACCATCGATCACGATCACGTCATCATCAACGGCCGGCCACAAAAGCCGCCGAAGGCCTACGACAAATGGCTAAAGGACGCTTCACCGCAAATCATCGAGCGCATCAAAGAGGAAAGAAGAAAAAAGGCACTCGCCAATCCGAAGACTGAAGCCCAAGCCGAAGGCAAAGAGAAGAACGCCCTGGCGCGCAGGAATTCGAAAAAGACAACGATATAGGCGCAACGCTTGCGCAATCGGTACCTGAAGGCAGAAGAGAAATGAAGGAGGAAAACACAACAGAGAACAGCTTCGCTGAGAGGGGCGCGACCGGCCGCATCCTGCGGCCGGGCAGCGCCCCGGGTTAAAAGCGCCGGCATCCATGCCGGCGCAAGAGCCTCACCTCCCTCGACAAAGCTACAGTCATGCACGCACGCGAAAACGCACGCACGCACGTCTTTAAGAGGGTTTACCGAGGGGTAAGAGGTTCGGCTTCTTGAGCAACAAGTGGAATGGAACAATCAACAGAGGTAAACGTCATGTCCAGAAACAGAACAGCAAGACAACACAGCTTCGCGATCATTCCTGATCAGTCGAAGCCGAGATCCAAATTCCTGATGAGGCAAACAAGGAAAATGGGTTTCAACGCCAGCGAGCTCGTGCCAATCATGTGTGAAGAAGTACTGCCGGGAGACACCTGGCAGCACCACGAAGGAATAAAGGCACGCCTGGCAACGCCCATCGCGCCACTAGTCGACGACCTCGACATCGAAACCTGGTACTACTACGTACCAAACAGAATCGTCGACGAAAACTGGGAAGACTTCATCACCGGAGTGGACACGGACTACACCGTGCCCTTCATCATCCCGCTCATCGGAGCGGCCACAGAAGTCACAACAGGCAGCCTCTTCGATCACTTCGGGCTGCCAATCCTGAACATGGACATTGACCCCAATCCGTGGGGATTCAATGTCTACCCCTTCTGGGCTTATTTCATGATCTTCAACGAATGGTACCGCGACCAGAACCTCCAGAACGAATACACCTGGGACGCCGCACCGTGGGGCACCTGGAAGTACAGCAACACCATCACCAACGGCACCGCCTGGAACGGATATCCACTGCGCGTCAACAAGCGATCGGACTACTTCACTCGATCGCTACCATGGCCGCAGAAGGGAGACCCCGTCTCGCTCCCGCTCGGAACATCGGCACCAGTGGTCAGCACCGGCGAACAGCCAACAGTCATCGCACCAGGCTGGGTCGATGCACCACTCGTCGCCACCAGCGGCAGCCCAGACATCCGCGCAAGCGGAAACGCCAGCAGCAATGCACCGATGGTCTGGGGCACAGAAACCGGAATGGAGGCGGACCTCGCGGCCGCCACCGGAGCAACACTCAACGCGCTGCGCCTCGCGGCCATCACACAGCAGCTGCTCGAGCTGGACGCGCGCGGAGGCTCGCGCTACATCGAAAATCTGCTCGCGCACTGGAGCGTACGCGCGAGCAACCGCTCACTCCAGAGACCGGAATACCTAGGCGGATCCCGAATCCCCATCAACATCAACCCGGTCGCACAAACCGCGGCGTACGACGCGCCGCCCGACCCCGAAGTCGAAAGCAACCTCGGCAACCTGGGCGCAACCATGAGCGCCGGCGGATACAAGCGAACCTTCACTTACGCGGCCGAGGAACACGGATACATCATCGGCCTGGCCGCCGTAAGAGCCACGCCCACCTACCAGCAAGGCACCCGCAAACACTGGCAACGCCGCACGCGCCTTGACTTCTGGGACCCACTGTTCGCCGGACTCGGAGAACAGGCGGTCAACACCACCGAGATCAGGCAGCCGGCCGACAACACGCCGGCCAACGAGACATGGGGCTTCCAGGAGCGCGGAGCGGAATACCGCTACACGCCAAACGAGATCACCGGACCCATGCGCAGCACCGCACCACTGCCGATGGACTGGTGGCACCTCGCCGAAGAGTTCGAAAACGAACCAGCACTAAACGCGGCGTTCATCACAGACAAGACCCAA